CTCGGACGGCCCCGCCAGCAGCCCCTTGAACAGCTCATTCATGTCTAAAGTTGCCATGTCATTTCCATATCTGGGAAAGAAGTCCAGAAGTCGAAGGGCTATTATAGAGATTGCTCAATCCATAGCCGGTTAGCGCCCCGCCAGCCGCTGTTTGCCACGGATTGACGCTGGTTTGTTGAGTCGTGACGCTAGGCCCCTTAGTGCTACCCAAAACCTGACCGTAATTCAGTATTCCCTGCCACGGCTGCGTGCGCTGATAGTTACCTAGCTGCAATGCCTGATTGCCGAGTCCAGTCAGATAGGAACTCTGGAATGCAGGCATATTCGCAGCGGCATTAAGTTGATTGCCTCGCTCCTGTCCCCATACGTTCGCGGCCGCACTACCCAAGCCGGTAGAAAGTGCCTCCTGATTGCGCTTGGTCATTTCCTCCCATGCCGAGTTACCTACACCGAAGGCACCGGCACGCGAGAACTGCGCATCTGTTCCCGGTCTGATTGTGTCATTGTAGCTGCGCCCCAGAACTCTCTGCGCCTCCTGCCATTGCGGGTTACTCGCAAGATCGAGATATTTTCCAGAGGCAGTATCTGTCAACGTCTGATTTGCCGCATCCAGACCAGCATTCGGCGCATTCAGCTTGGCAAGCATCTGCGCAATAGTCGAGTTTTCCCCGGGTGTTAGCTGGCTGCTATTTTGCAGGGCGGTGGAAGCAGCATTTAGCCCTGTCGTGTAATAAGGCTTTAGCCATTCTGGTATATCCGTAGTTCCGGTTTGCTGAGTCGGATTCTTTCCCGAGAGATAGCCAAGTAATCCGCCCACACCACTGGCAATAGACGGATTCGATGCAAGTGATTTCAATATGCTTGTGGCGCCTGAACCGCCACTTTTAATCACGTCCAGCAAACTTGTGCCGGATGGGCTGCTCCAGAATGATGGATCTATAGAGCCAGCTCCAAACATGTCTGTGCTGAAAGTCCCTGTCGGGCCTGATCCGCCACCGGGAACGCCTATTAAGTCATTGAACCAGCTATCAAAGTCTCCCACGTTTCCTCCAATAGAACCAGCGCCACTTGATAGAGCATCTGATGTAGTGCCGCCAGCATCTGCTAACATATTCCAGTAACTTGAGGGAACTGAACCGGTTGCGGCACCTGCCGCGCCCGCCCCACCCTCAAGCGAGCCGCTAGCAAACGGGCCATAACCGAGTCCAGCGCCCAAAACAGCACCGCCAAGCGCAATAGGCGCATTGCTCGCAAAATTTTCAAGGAAAGCATCGAAGCCTTTGGGCTGACCATACTGCCGCGACCATTCATCTTGAGCCGCCTGAGGTATTACGTAGCCGTAGCGCGGGTCATATTGAATACTAGCGCCCATCCTGTCGAGAATGGGTTGCAACTGCGAGCCTGCGGTATCAGTTCCCACTCTAAACAATCCCTGTCCGTAAGCATCAGACATAGTTCCGGGACGATATGCCTCTGTGCCGTAAACAGGTCTGCCTTGCGCATCGGTCTGGTTGAACGTATTGAAAGAATCTTGCAACTGTCCAAGCGCCTGCGATGAGACATTCTCTCCAGACTGGTCTTGATAGCGAACATTATCTTCGCCGTGAGTCGTATAACCAAGTGCTTTCAGATAATCTTCAAATGTCATTTTAATTTCCAGTCAAAAACCGGCATTCATTCCAAGTCCCCGGCGTTCCGCTTACTGTGCATATCCAGCCGAAAATGATATATTTGCTTCCACCGGAACCAGATTCCGATGGATTGCTATTTCTCAAAAAATCGCCTTTTGCATAGATTCCAGTCGTAGGCGCTGCCGTTGTCGCATTGTAATTAGCCGAAAGTTTACCCTCCGCAAGCAGATTGACGTTTCTATCAATCTCGTCGAGTATCCTTATCCAGTCTCCGCGTCTGTAGTTATCCGGGACTTTTACGGAGGTTTTAAGTCTCATTCCTCCCCTCCGATTTCCAAGTCCATGCGCATGTCAGATACTTCACAATTTCCAGTGGTTTGAATAGTTACGCGATGCCAATGCGCTTCCCGCAGGAAATCAAATCGTCCGTGTGAAATGCTGTTTGTGGAATCAGCAGTCAATGAGTCGCCAAGTTTTTCACGATAGTAATTAGTTGCCTGTGCAGTTGTAGGCGTAATCAAAAATCTGGGCTGCACGCGCCTCAATAGCGATGTATTGACCTCATCTCCAACATCGCCCGGAGTAAATGAACAGGTGCCCGCAGCGCCGGATAGAGTCTGCACAACATGCGAAGTATTGAATATTGCAGGAACCGTGGTATTAGCAAGCCAGAACGGTGAGTCATAGGATATATTCGCCGTTGTGTCATAAGTTGAAAATAGGCTTCCATAATCATCATACGTATAACCAGCGCCGACAAAGTCAACGGATGCCTCAATCGTGCGATCATCCCGCCCCCATTTGTCAGTCCGATAGTTGTAAACAACGCATTTATCAATTGTGCCCGAACCAGAATTTGAGGGGTAAAAGAAATAGACACGCGCATTGAATCTGTCATGCAAAGCAGAGCATTTATATGCAAACGATCTATTTAGATCATTAAATACCGTTTCACGGACTGGCCCGCCAATAGGCTGCGGTCTCGCGCCATCAAACAGATAGAAATCTTCATATCCCATGAAGATATGTCTAGGGTCGCTCTGTGTGCCTATGAATACAACCGCTTCCTGCGAAGGAGCGCCGATATTCCCCGGAACTTCCTGCACGGAAAATATGGCTGGCGGTCCAACAAACGCCCCCAAATACATGGAACGCTCTTTATAAAGCACGACGCCATCACCAAATCTGCGTGCTGCCGTGATAGCGCCAGGAGAAGATGTGAGTATTCCGGTTGCTATCAGATTGGATATAGATGGTGTCCAATTCGTATAATCAGGCGTCACCCACCAGCGATTTGGAGAATCACCAAAAGACGCCTCGCTCGTATTGCATGCCACAATGTAATCACCGGCAGTTTCCACGATTGCTGCACTAATGCCACTGGCAATATTAGCAAATGCACCAGTCGTGGAAAACTGCATAACATCAGTTTTATCTGTTGCTAAACTGACATTGCCGAATTGCGCGAATCTCCAGCGCGTATCAACTCCCGCTGTATAGGCACCACCGGAAGCGCGTGTCCTGTCTGTCCATGCGGCAGCACCACCCTCGTAGAGCGCCGTTGTAGTCCCTGCAAAAAGGCGCGTTGTTCCATCCAATTTTCTAAGAACAGAAGCACCTATGCAGGCAGCAGCCAAAGCCGCTGACAAGGAGCCTGTAACAGCAGAAGGAGCCGCTTTCATGCCCTTAACGGAGGGTATATAGCCGACACAATCCACGATCACGCCCGGTGTCGTGGGATTAAGGTCAGGAGCGTATCCGATAAGCGGAATCATCCGACCGCGACCTCCATAGCATCACCCTGCCGCGATTCCTTATCTTCGCTATTTACATCATTCAGAATCTGATCGCGTTTTGCCATCCATAAGGGCATACGCTTATCATTTTTCAGAAAAGGTTCAGCCTCGCAGAGCGTTGCGAATAGGTATAAATCAGGATTAGCAACAAACAATGCATTTGCCGACGATTGAACAGATGCAAGACGAGCGTAATATGTTCCTAGCACCGTATATCCACCAGCAGAAGGCCCGAAGATAAAAGTAGAGCCTTCAACCGCTATGAAAGACGGTATGCTGCCGTTGCTTCGGTTTGGATACTGCGAGTAAATCCACGAAGCTGGGCGCACTCTCAATGCAACATTAGGACTACCTGAAATCCTCGCGCTCTTGAGGGCAACGAAATCAGCGGGCACAGATGCGATTCCGCTGCTGATAGTAACATTCAATGCGGTTTCCATATCCCGCGTGCGCGCATTGCGAAATATCCATTTTTCACCCATTAAAATCAGGTCTGGAATGAATGTCGCCAAATCAGAGCGATGCATCCAGTTGGAGACCGCTGTTTGAAGTTCCGCATAAGTGCCTATACTCATTGCACCCTCTGTGTCAATTTATAAACGTCATGATGCAGCGGTCTTTCGCGCTCGCAGAACATCGGTAAATGCTTTTCAAGCTGCGGAATGATGAAATCAGCCGTATCCTGCTCCCAGAATAATTTTTTGTATTGACCCCAATCGGCAGCAGGCGTAATTGATATTCTGGTGAGATATTCAGCAGTGCAAGCGCCAAGATTAGGCGTTACTAATTTGAATGCCATCATGGGAATATCGCAAAGCATGGACATCCCAAAAAATCCACCGCTGGTCATCAGGTTTGCAACTGATAATTCATACAGCGCAAGTCTTAGCGCATGGTTATATGTTGCTGCTCTGTAAACAGGATAATCATGCTCATGTGATTTGCCGATTATCTCCGCTTCGATATCAGGTATGAAAATTGGCGTATATCCGTTATCCAATAGCCATGATGCGACAATCAGCCATTCTTTCATTCTGCTGTTGCGGATTGCATTAAAGTCAGTCTGCCGGATAGAGATCGTTACTGGATTGGCATAGGTCTCTATAGCCTTCACTACGATGCTGCGAGCAATTTCCGGCGATTTAAATATCGCTGCTCTCGGTTTTTCAATTGCCGAGTATGGAATGGTCTGCTTACCCAGACCCATCGAAACATCGGTTACGGAAGGCAGCAACCGGCAGACTGGAACCAGTAAATTATGAATGCGCCATTGCTTGCGCTCATGCGTATAAAGCACGTCTCTTGGCGTCATCATCCGATCGCCATCAACAATGCGAACCTGCAAATCCTTGTGCCCATTCTGGATGCGCAAATCCTCTGCACGCGCAAGGAAATACACAATGTCATGCGTTGCCGGTGATTGAGAAAGGTCGTAGTAGACTTCCATCAAATCTCCGGATAGGCAATGAAGTAAAAAGAGTCGTCCAACATCTGAAAAGTCTGTAAATTCCAGTCGTCCACGAATTTACGCAGCCATATTGAGGCTGGCGCTTGATTGCAAACAAAGAATCCAACGATAGTTGTCAGCTTGCGCAGTTCATCAATATTCTCCCTGTCCAAATTAAGACATACTGACATTTCGCATGGAAATGGCTTTTCAATATCGAATCCAGGCGTATATTTCTGAATCTGCAAGCGTCGGTCAGCCCGCAAATCAGGCAAAAATGATGCGTCGCCATAGATGAGAATATTTTTAATATCCAAGCTGGCAACGATGCCGTTTATCAGCGGCGCAAAGCGGTGCTCAGGCGCTTTGTCGTGTTTCGCGTCTAAAACGATCACTCAAATTCTCCGCTACCTTGTTAATCACCGATTCCCATTCGCCCAAATTCTGCTGCCGCATGACCTTAACGCTTCGATACCACGGAATATAGTCTCCAGACTCCCCATATCGCCATTGGCTGTTTTTTGGAACGCAGACGATGCATTCCTTGCCAATCGCGCCGCATAAATGCGCTACCGCAGTCTGCACACAGACAACAATATCCAGCGCATCGACCAAAGCAGCGGTATCGTCATAATCCTTGGTGAGCGTTGCATATGGATACTGGACGATATCAATATCAGGATGCGATTTTTTGAACTCATCTATTTCCTTGCTGGCATCCTTGTATTGCAGACATACCCAGTGCGCATCCACTCTTGTAAACAATGGCATCAGTTCTTCCAATGACCATTGGCGGAAGCGATTACCGCTGCGGCTGACACCGCCCGTCCATGCAATGCCGATTCTTGGTTTCTGCTTGTTTTCAAGCAGGGCACGATACATTTTTACGCGCTCAGGGTCGGTTTTAAGATAGGGCTGTCCAGTAAATGATTCTTCAGTTTTCCGGTAAATTCCGCCAAGACCGCCGAACGACAAACTCGCATCTATATGGGTATCTTCCTCATCCCAGATAATATGGCTGTCATTGCGCGTCCCGTAAACTTTGGCTGTCGGGAAAGACCGCTGGAATAGACCCTTCAAACGCGGATCAACGTCCAGAATAACCTTGCTGCTGTCGCGTATCGCATCTGGAACCATTGATGCAAACGATATTTCATCACCAAGTCCTTGCTCTCCATAAAGCGCGACCGTCAGCCCTTCCTGACCATCCCAAGTGGCCTCATCCTTGTATTTGATATATTTACGATATTCGCTTCCAAGAGAGTAATTGTAGTTTTCCCATCCATCCTTCCAGTTGCGCTGTGCAAGCTGGCAAATGCCAAGATTGAAATGCGATTTTCTGGATTCTGGATTCAGCATCAGCGATTGCTTGAGCAGCGATTCACCCTCTCGAAAACGCCCCTGATTGATATACAGGCAAGCAAGATTCATCAATGCCAGAGATTTTTCCGCATTTTTTGTGGAGAACTTAACCGCTTTTTTGT